CCGAACGTCGCTCGAATTCCTCGAGTGGCATACGGGTGATCTCTTGGCGGCTCCAGATTCGCTTGCCCGAGCTTGGGTCCGGTCGTCGGGCTTTGGGGAGCGTGGGTTCTGCAACCCGTCGCGCCTTGTCAACCTTTGAGACCGGCTGTTGCGGCTGTGTATCAAAGACTTCCTTATAACGATTGATGAGCTCAATCACCTCATGGGCGCTGCCGTCATTGGCTACACGCTGCCATACAGGCGTCTGACGCTCGAGCCATCCTACGAAGTCATCTGATATGACGATGTCGTCCATATCAGGGTGCGACTGGCGGATGGTGTCAAAGTGCTCGTTCAGAGTGCTTTGACTTTCATTCGTCTTAGCTTGGTCTTTGTACTGTTGGAGGGTTGCTCTTAGATCGTCTAGCTCATCGAGAATAGGCTCTGCTAAGTCTGGATACTCCTCGCGGAGTGTCTTTAACTTCGCGTTTCCTGCTTTCCTCTCGCTACTAGTCTCAACTAGTTGCATCCCCAGCTCTGCGTTCTGCTGACGTAGCGCAATAACTTCTTTGCGCAAATCCGCCGCTTCCTGCGTCGCCTTTGTCATTCGAGCCTGAGCATTCTTGATACGCTCGTTCGCGAGTTTGATCTGCTGTTGCAGGTCACCTTCGCTTTCATCAGGATCTTGATCGCCGCGATCTTCTTCCTGTGGAATCTCTTCGCCGTCTTCCCCAGTGTCCGCCGATTCTGCGGGTGGGTTTTCATCTTCCTCTGGCTGCGGCGGGGTGTCGGTCTCTTCAGCCTTGGGCTGCTGTTCCGGTCCGTCCTGCTCTGCCATCATCTGTTTCAAAAGTTCGTCGGCTTCTTGCTCAAGCTTCTCAGGGTCTACCTTCATATCTCACCAATGTTTGCGGGTCCGCTACGGAGTGTCCGCGTTTCGTTTAGAAGACGGGTATCTCTTACGAGGTCGTCTTCGCGCTTAAAACCGCTTGCGCGGTATCTTCTAGTTCAAGGATGAAGCGCAGTTCTGCTGCTCTACCTTGATCAAATCTGTGGTCCGGAACGGTCTCCAACTTGTCCCTGCAAGCCTCCAGCCGCTCCATTAGAAAGATCATCAAGTCCTTCCACTGGGGCTGCGCCGCCAAGCTGATCACCGCCTGCGCCGCTTGCGGCGAGCATCTGCTGCTGTTGTGCTTGCGCTTCAAGTTGAAGCTCCTTATCCGTCTTAATTACTTCGTCTGGATTAATGTCCATACTCTTTGCGATCTCAGTAAGCAACTCTTTACGTTTTGTTATAGCAACATCCATAGGATTGCTTATCAAAGACATAAACTGCAGCAAACGCTGTGAGCGAACCTCACGCTGAATGAGCGAGGTACTGCCACGAGCTGTCACGTTTAGATCGCCCTTAGCCTTCTCGTTGTCGCTCCACTCCATATTCCAGTGGTAGAGAGACTTGATCAGCGGAATGATCAGATAGTCATCGACGTTCTTGAGCGTCGACTTCAGTGCCACGTTGGCGTTGCCCATCAGGATGGACATGCCGGTCGCGGTCTTGTTGAGCTGCTGGCCTGCATCGCCATGCGTATATGACGGCAGAGACGTTGTCTCATCAGCGAACTTGCGGAACATCTCGATGATGCTGGTCAGTCCGTTTGCGTTTGCCACCGGCTGGTTAAAGCGGACGGCTGGGGCATTGGGATCGCCGCCACTGCGCAGGAAGACTTTCCAAGGATGCAGATCGGTTGGGTCTTCACCGGCCTCGAGGAAGTCCATATTGACTTCGACCATTGGCCCAGAGGAGATCGCCATGTTGTCGATGAAGATGCGGGTCGCAGCGTTCATGGTCGACTGCGAGTCGCGCATCATGCGAGGCACGCCTGTACCCCAGAACTGGTGCGGGTTACGCTCGTAGGGGAAGCAGTTGTAAGGAATACGGCCATCCGGAATCGGGTTCAGCGTGGCGCGAATAACCTTGCCAGCGCAGATCCAGATGTTTGCGTCGTAGTCGTCGTCCTCTTCCGAGCCCTCTGGGAGCTCAGCGCCTGCCTCAAGGAGGTCGGTGCCGTTGATCGATCCCCAGTACTCGAGTACTTCGAACCGGTTGTTGGGACCAGACTGCAGCTTGATGTTGGCGACTTCACGGCGGATACGCTCGTGGTCTTCTTCAACGTGGTTGCCGCGAGGACTGTCGGAAAGGATCTCTTCAATCGCATCGCTGTCAAAGCCGTCAAGATCACGCAGGTCACGGAACTGGCGGCGGGTAAGAACGTGGCGGCGGAACAAACCGTGAAGGTCTTCGTTCGACGTTGCGTAAGGGTCTGGATAGATGTCGAAAATCGATACCGACTCGATGTCTGGCTTGACCTGCTCAACAACCGTAAGCGAGTGAGCCTGCACACCATTCTGGTAGCTGCGCTTCCAGCGCTTGCTGCGTTCGATTCGAACTGTACCGCCCTTGATGCAGCCAGTACCGAAGATGCAGGACTCCATGATGGCTTCCTTGATCTTCTGTTCAGCGTTAGCTTCGCCTAGCTGATCGCGGACAAGGATGGTCATTTCAGACGCAGCCATCTTGGCGCGGCGTCTAACCTCGTCGCGCACCTGATCCATCAGCTCATCACGGCGCTCATTGATGATGTCGAGCACCATCGTGGGTGAAGATGCGCCGGAAGCCTGCATGATCTCAGCAGTAGCTTCTTTGGTGATCGCAGCCATCTCTAGTGGGTCGAGCTCAGGTATTGCGGTTGGATCGATGCTGTAGAAGTCCTGTCCACTCTGGAACAAGAGGTCGACCAGACGCGAAAACGCCGACATTACCTTAGTGCGGGTGAGGCCGACGAATACTTTCGAGCGTGTGCCGGTTAATTTTGCGAGGACTTCAGGATCGTATTCCCCCAAAAATTGGCGGAAACTCGAGAGCCACTCATCCTCTATGTCGTTACGGGCGTCCTTGTACTCAGTGAACAAAGACTGCAGACGTGGACCCAGACCCTGAAACTCTTCAAGATCTTCCTCACGTTTTTCTACTGGTGCGAATTCTCCATTGTCTTCGTCTTCTATCTCGTCTTCGTACATCAATACCCCACGACACTATCGAACGGCTCGTACTTAGTTGCTACGGTTTTCGTCCTACGGTTACGTGGCATTGAGTTAAGTCCGAATAGAGCTATTGCGTATGCCATCACTCTGTCATCAAAGCAACCCGCCTTCGCATTCGTAATGCCTTTGTCATCAATAACGTAGTTACGCAACTCTTTTACAAGTTCTGTGTCGGATATTCCACTATCGCGCTTACGCAGCAACGCAGCGAGGTTATCGATGATTAATGGCTTTGTCTTACTGGACGTGTAGAAACCTGCACGCTTAGTCATTCTGTCTGCATACGCATCATCGACTGTGTGTTCTACATAGAGGTTAGGGTAACCCAGATCCTGCATGCGGCGGATCGTGGTCAGACCGTGGTTGTTTCGCTCTGGAATGATGTAGGCACGGTTGAACATCTTGCCCAACGCACAGAGCTGGTCACCAAGCTCGTATGGATCAATGTGCAAATGCCATGTCGCCACCTGTCGGCCAAGCGAATCGAGCACCTGAGCCACTGTGTAGTCGCCATGCGCCAAGCCTTCAGCGACGTCGACGCCGATGCAATAGCGCTCGTCCGGATCAATGCGCTTGATCCACTGCTTGTACGACCCCTTCTCGTGCGGCGTGATGTTGCCGTCCTTGAAGCTGCCCTCGATTTCTGGGCTGTAGCAGTTACGCTCTGCGTCCATGAGGCAGTCTTCCTCAACGAAGCTGCGTCCAGAAAACAGGAACGCTTCTTCTGGCGTGCATGGGTACTCCTGCTTGAATAGATCCAGAGACCCAAGCTCATCGATCTTCGACCGACGCCAGTTCAGCTTCTCGTTGGACAGGCTGTACAGCGCTGCCAGCTTTTCCTCTTCCGTTGTGCGGGTGAAATAAGGATCGCACTTCTTCTCGTACTCTGGGAGCCAGAACCAAGGGATAAAGATCACGATCCAATCGCCGTCTCCTCTTAGCGCCTTCATCACTTGGTCGTAGAACCAGCCACCGGCACCGTTAGCTGTGGACTCAACGATCACTTCGGAGTCTTCGGCAGGGACAGACTGCAGCAGGCCTGCCACAATCTCGCCACTATTTGGATAAAAAGCGGCCTCAGATGCATGCACGTAGCGGTTGGTCATGCCTCGACCGATGTTCGTGGATCGCGCCGTACCGATTCGGTATTGGGAGTTCAGCTTCTCGAAGACCATCGTGGTGGTTGTGCTGGTCGCCAGCGGCGGCTTAAAGATCGGGTGAGCTGCGTTGTCGTAGAAATAGCGCACCATTCGGAAGATGGCGGTGGTCGACTCTGCAAGGTGGGAGAGCACGAAGGCGTTGGCGTTCTTGGTCTTGGTCGTCTTCCAGAAGAACCTACCCTCGACGTAGGTGGAGATCCCCATCTGCCGCCCTTTAATCACGAGAGCGCGGATACGACCGGTGTCGGCGAGCTGCTTCTCGAGTTTCTCGTGGAGGATCATCTGGCCGTAGTTGAGCTTGAAGCGCTTCTCTTCACCGCGCTTGTCGACAATGCGTAGCACGTTCTTCGCATATAAGGGAAAGTCCCCCATAAGCTTCTTTGCTACCTGCTCTATTTCCACGAACCCATACCCTTAACAATGTCCAAGCACCAGTCGACGAGTTGATCATCGTCCATGCGGCGCTTCATATAATTGACTGCAACACAGACCAGCCTCACATTGCCTGCGGAGTACGGCTTGTTCGAGTCGATCCGGTCAATGCTTATGTTGGTGCCGACATCATCGCCCTCGAAGGTGAACACTTTGCCGGTAACCGCGCAGCGGCCATTCTGTTTTTGAAGGAGCTCGAGCAGGTGATCAAACGTAAAGCATTCGGTTGAAAAGCTACCGCCTCTGGTTTTCCTCGTTGCATCATGAAAGCGAGCCCTGAGATAAGACTCGAGGCATTTGTACTTCCATAAAGGCTTCGCGGGTGGACACGACGCACAGCGAGAAGAGTACCGCCCAGTCATAGGATTCAGGCGGTACTCTGCTTTAGGCTTCAATTGGCCGCAGTGGGTGCAGCTCTTCTGCACCTACCCACTTTCTTACTTCTTCTTTGCCTTCATGAGCATCTTCATCTTGCCCATCATCTCTTTGGCTTTTGGATCGGCAGCTTTCGCTTTGCCTTTGCCCTTTGGCATCTTGTCCATCTTGTCCATCTTGTCCATCTTCTTACCGTTCATCTTCATTTGATTTCTCCACAAGCGGCCAACATGGCCTGTAACTTAGCCTCGTACCCCTTGCGGAGTTCACGCTCAGCAAGCAGTACCTTCACTCTTTCGAATATTCCAGCGCTTTCTGTGACTGTCGGATAGATCGGCGCGACCGGCTGCTCCTTGATGCAAGGCACCGGCACAGGGATCTTGATCTCAATTGGAGGTTTGGACGCACAGCCCAGCAATAGCATGACTGGCAGTAGAACTAGAACGCGCATTACTGGTACTCCTTCAGCAGCTCGAGGGCGGCAATGCACTCATCGCTATTCGTCGGAACTGAAACAAGGATGCGTGTTGCCTTACCGGCGTGCAACTTCTCCACGACCCGAGCTTCCTTGAGCGCCTTCTCTGCGGCAGCAGCCGATTTTTTTGCAACTGATTCGTAGGCTTGGATGCGATTATTTTGTTTATCGACCAACGCGGATAGATTTTTGTTCGCAAGCTCCTGCTTGAGGAGGTCGTTTTTGAGACCTGCCATAGAGAACATCAACCAGCCGATGATGGCGAAAAGAATGGCGTACCCAAAAAATCGGCGGAAAACCCAAACACCCTTCAATACTTCAATCATTACCCAAACCCTTGATCTTGCCCCACTCCCTGACTGCAAACGCAGCGGCAATGGAGGTGACTAGAAGAGACAGCCCAGTCATATCGCTGGGAGCCTCATCCTTTACGAGTAGCATGTAGAGAGGAGCAACCACGCCGTGAACCGCCATAGTTCCCGCGATCCAGACACATGTCATGGGCCTCCACCACTTACGGACCATGCAGAGTGCAACGGCTTCAAAGTCCAATAGGCGCTGCTTCAGGCTCAAGCCTCGTTCTCCGAGACGGGAGCATCGGATGCAACGTGGATGGGACCACCGGTTACAGGCACGCCCTTCGGCCAGCGGATGGCAACGCAACGGCTCTTGGCAATGCGCATGACGTTGACGGCGTTCGACTGGTTGCCGCCTAGCACGCGATAGTAGAAACGATCCTCGCCAACGTAAAAGCCGACGTGACCACCACCAGCACGAGCAAAGACTAGGATCGCGCCTTCACATACGTGAGTGGGCCGCAGATTAGATCCGTATTCTTTCCACGCCAGTGCGCGATACCAATGCTCAGGAACGGGGAGACCGTTCTCACGCAGGCAGTGGGCAACGAACGTGCCGCACCAAGGGGTCTCATCGTCGCGCCACCAAGCACCAAGCTTAGCGAGCCACGTCTGAATCTTCGTATTGTGTTTCGGTCCAGCGACTTCCTTTAGGCCAACAGACTCGCGAGCAGTCTTCATCCACATTACTTTTTCTTTCGTGCAGCTCGCATGTTGTCCACGAGGTTGGGGTATGGTCGACCAGCCTTCTTGGCCGCAGCCTTCGCGCTGGCCTTCTGACCGTCAGTCAGTGGCGTCGACTTCTTCTTCGGATTTGGTTTGTCCCACACCTTCTTCATGTCTTCACCTCAATAGTGATATTCGTCCACGTCTCCATAGCGTGTTAAGTCATGGTTTTCTACAGCAAAGAATTCTCCTGATGCCTTAAAGTCCGGAGTAAGGACTTCCTTTGGCGTCAGCGAGATGTCGTAAAGGCGCATCCGATTATTGGGATAGGCACAGAACTGTCCGTTCTCAAGCGCGAGGATATTCATCGCCTTGTGCTCAGACGGGGTCTCAGAGGTGCCGCAGTCGGCCACATCATTGTCTGGGTGGTAGTTGTCTAGCGTGAAGAGATACTCTGCCCTGACTGTATCCCCGCTACGCAGACGCGCCTCGTACTGCATGCTAGCGATAAACTGTTTGCAGATCGCCACCACGCCATAGTCCATGCAGTTCCAGAACTGGAGATCCGACAGCGGGTAATCTGGCGTAGGAGTTTCGGGCCGCGACACAAAGGCCGAGATCGGTAGCTTGTCGAAGAAGGCACCGTACTCTGGAAGGTACGTTTCAAAATACAAGGCGCGGCCAGCAATTGACTTAGCTGTAACCCATACGCCTTTGACGAACTCGCCGTGTCCGTCCTGCATGTCGCGCAGATATTCCTTGCGCACCCATACAGCTTGAGAGGGGACGTTGACGAGGAGGGTGCTCACCACTTCACCTTGTCGGCCCAATAAGCCGCCGACATGTTTCCCTTATCGATGTTCTTCGCGTGGCGAGCCTTGAACGCTGCATTGCGCTTGGAACCGTCCGGAGATCCCTTCACGCCTTGCTGGCCGAAGCGGATCGTCTTTACCTTGTCGCCAGACTTGGCAACGACAACGTGGGACTTGGTTGGATGGGAGGGAGTGGCCTTCGGCTTGTTGTAGCCGG